TTAATGAAGGTATGAGAGCATGGATGTCATCTGTTGACCAACCACATGAGAACTTTGTGTTCCCAGAGGAAGTATTACCTCGTGGTAATGCACTATAAATAACATCGTTCGAGATGGATCGAGACCTCCTTTACAGGGGTCTTTTTTTGTGTTAAAATATATCTAAATAGTTTTTTTAAGGATAAGATTATGTCTTGCGGAGACCACGAAAAGATGAATCCTGTTGTACATGCTTTGTATCATGTAAAGGAATGGGATAAGAAGATGGCAAAGAAATTACAGGACAAATTTGGGTTAACAGATTACCAGATGAAGTGTATTGCGTTCGCTAAAGGATTTATCATCGGTGCTATTCTCCTTTGAAAAGACCTTCGGGGAAGGCGTAGACCCTTGGTACGATAAAGCCGAGAGATGGGTGAAGAAGAAATTCAAGAACCCATTTGTACAACACCTTGCACTAGGTTTCATCGAATGGTTGAAACAACAGTGGATTGAAGTCAAGGTTGCCAATGCAATGAGAGATATTGATAAACAAACCGAACAAATTAAAAAAATCTGGGAGGAACAAGATGACAGAACAGAACCGATTATCGTGGAGAAAGGAGTATTTGGCGATGAAGCCTGGTCTATCGAAATTTCAAACCCGATTGTTGGAGGAGGGCCCACATCAATTGGCACAAGCATGGTTCCTCCAAGCGATGCACAATGAATACAAGAGAATGAAGGGGATTAAAGAGCCTCCTTATCGTGAATCTGGTTATCAAACAACACTCAAAGAGTGGTTCCAAACTTACGAAACCAAATGAATTTCACTGTTTACTCAAAAATGGGCTGTTCCCATTGCACAAAAGTAAAAACTGTGTTAGAATTAGCACACATCAATTTTGTGGTCTACACACTTGATGAAGACTTTAGTAGACAGGAGTTCCAACAAGAGTTTGGATGTGATGCCACGTTTCCTCAAGTCACAGCTGGAGCATCTACCATTGGTGGTGCTGTAGAAACTGTTAAATACTTACAAGACAACAATCTAGTAACATTATGATACATTTGCGTGACGACATTCTTAAGTCACAAATTCGTTATTATGAAGGTTTAATCGCCAAACATAAACAGAATGTCGAAGTTTACCTTACCTATCCTGTAGGTATAGGAGAACACCCTGATATCATGGCAGCAATAGACGGTGAAATAAATGCCGTTGCTCAAGCACATGAAAAAATTGAAGTCATCAATCACTATTTTTTAGGGAGGTAAAGATGCACGGAAACTTAGAACCAGAAGAGGATTGGTTTAGACCAACTCCTAAAGAACATGTTAATGATCTTTGGGAAGACATGGACAGACTCAATGCTCTCTACGAAGAGATGGATTGGCCATCTGATGATGTCTTAGAGTTTACTCCAGATTATGCAAACAACTGTATCATTATAAGAAACAAATCTCAACATGGAAGATAAGATTGATTTAATTTTATATAAGTTGAAAGACTTGAAGAAAGAAATTGATGAAGTAAAAGCTATTGTGGAAGCACACAGAATTGAACATGGTTTTGCAAAGATGCAAGACGGTGGTGTCAATGCCAACTTTGGTGGCCAACAACAACAACAAGGCCCGCCAGGAATGATGGGTGGTGGTATGCCAATGGGTGGCCCTGGCATGGGTGGTGGTTATCAACAGCCTGGTATGGGTGCTCCTATGCAAGACCCATCCAGACCACCTGGCATGTAAAATCGCTTTTTTAAATACAAAATAGCGGAAAAAAAATTCGGGAAAAAATTTGAGCCGTAGGGTCGAATGAAATTATTAGCACTTCGTCTGTGTGCCCACGATTCAAACGTGACATACTATGACGGTGAGACATTAAAATATAAATCTTTTGAAAGAGACTTCCAAGCGAAACACTTTGGGTTTGGTGGAATATATGGTTGGACTAGGATATTAGAAGAGTGGAATATAAAACCTTGGTTTGTGGATGCCATTGCCATAGTATTAGATAGTCATGTTCACAATGAAATTCAGTATGACCCACAGAAACTAACAGAGGTAATAGAGATCCCTGTATTCAGAGATCTTGGATTCAAATGCCCTATTCATAGGATAGATCATCACTACGCTCACTCTCTTAGTTTTTGGCCTATGGGTGTGGAACCAACTATTAACTTTGTGTTTGATGGGTTTGGTGATGATTGGATGTACAGAAGTGTGTGGAGAGGAGATAAACTTATAGACAGTGCCAAGTCAAGTGGTGCATACATTATGAACTCATCTAGTTTTGGGTTTATAATGTCACATCTAGGTGCAGTTCTCAATATGAAAGGTAACTACCTTGATCATGCAGGGAAAGTTATGGCATTAAAGGCATTTGGTAAACATAATAATGATGTAACGTCAATAGATCATATTGATGACTTAAATAAGTTGTGGGATTTCACAGTGTTGGATAAACATATAAATGATCAAATGTATATCATGGACTATATTCATACAGCACATGAGGAAACAGAAAAGATATATCTAAAACACTTTCAACAGTTCATCAAACCAGATGATATCGTAGGATATTCTGGTGGTATCGCACAGAATACAATTATCAATAAGGTATTGAAAGATGCCATACCCAATCTCGTAATACCACCGCATGCTAATGATCAAGGTTTATCTATCGGTGCGATTGAATATCTAAGAAAAGAATATAATTTGATGGCACTTCCCAAAGAAGGGTTTCCATTCATGCAAGATGATGAGGCACCTTCTAGACCCTCTACAAAGACGATCAAAGATACTGCTGAACAACTTGCACAAGGAAAGATAGTTGGATGGTATCAGGGTCATGGAGAGATAGGGCCTCGTGCATTAGGTAACAGAAGCATACTTATGAATCCTTTTGATCCTCATGGGAAAGACTTTATTAATAATAAGGTTAAACATAGAGAACCATTTAGACCATTTGGTGCCTCGGTATTAGAAAATAAAGTATCACGGTATTTCTATTGGAATGGGCCATCTAGATACATGTTATATGTTACTGATGTATTAGAACCAGATAGATTTCCAACAATTACCCATGCAGACGGCACTTGCAGAGTGAATACCGTACCACCAGAACAAGAAGATTATTATATGTTACTACAGGAGTATGAGAAGTTGACTGGTGTGCCTGTTTTACTGAACACTTCTTTAAACAATAGTGGCAAACCTATAGCTGGAAGAATTGCTGATGCTCTCGAACTATATTATACCACTGATTTAGACACCATAGTAATAGGTGATGAAATCAAAAATAAATCTTAAGATATCGAAAACTGTATCAAGAAGGTAACGTTTGTTACAATATACTTGACTAAATAGTAGGAAATGTGTTAGTATAAACACATCGTTCATCTAATGATAGAACTCACACTGCTGGCATCACTCCTCGTTGAGCATAACTCATTCCATTGGGATATGTCATGTTCAGAGTGGAATCAAAACAGAATCGAGATCCTCAGCGATGGGAGTCTTGGATCTGATGCACAGGAGTATCTAATAGATTATTTTCGTACGAAAGTCGAAGGTGAATGTGATGCTTATATCATTGGACGCAAGTAAGCCGACTCGGAACGGATCGTTCATCCCGAAAGGGACGCAAAAGTTCGCTAAAGGAACGGGGCCTTAAAATCCAACTACTTTAGGAGAAACCAAATGGCAAAAGTCACATACCGTGGTGTTGTATATGACACCAACAACAAAACAGCTCAGCAGAAAAAAGAGGTCGAACTACGTTATCGTGGTATAGCTCACACTGCTAAGTGATTGTTACAGCAGAGATAATGATAGCAGCTGCTATCTTTCTCACAATCATATCTGCTGAGGTACAGTTACTTTATAGAAAGTAACAGACAATCAAGACCCCAACAGGGGTCTTTTTTTTATATAAATATTACGTTATGTTAAGTAAATAGATTGGACACAATACACACTACAGTAGTATTGTTGTCAGGAACGATTGCCATCACTGGTATATTCTTGGCAATGATGTATGAAATGGATTAGTAAATGAGTAGTTTTTCCTAACTACGAAGTGTTAAGATCCTCATAATTTGGGGATCAAAAGCTCTAAATAGTGATAGAATTAAGGACAAGGCAATGATCTAAAGGTTTTCTTTATTATGTCAAGGCCCCATTCTATAGGAGGAAAGTTATGAGAAACAGAATGTCTAGTAATCAAATGGCAGAATGGATTCATCACGACGACTACTACAATCCCAATCAGGATCAACTAATCGACGAATACTTTGACTGCATGATCGATTGCAACGACAATTACTGTAGAAAAGTATGTACCGAAATCTTAAGATAACATAAAAAAATGAACCCTATAAGACCCACCGCAAGGTGGGTTTTCTATTACCTATGAGCATAATCATTTACGCAGAGCACTGCGACTTCTTAGAAGAACAAAACAAAAAATTAAAAGAGGAAGTCAAATTTCTTAAACAGCAATTAGACTATAAAAGTCTTGGTCATCCCTTGACATATGGCGAAGATGACGATATAGTATAAGTAATCTCAAAACACTATGGTAATCACATTTTATGCCGTATTAGTAATCGCTTTTATATTATTAGTGATGTTGACGTATTACAATCCTCACAGGTAAAGTAATATGAAGATAGGCGATCAAGTTCGTTACATAGGCAACACTCCTGAGTATTTACGGTCAGGGGTCGGAGATGTTCCACCCTCTGAACTCATCAAAGGAAATACATACTTAGTAGAACATGTTGAGACTAGTTCTCAATATACTCTGATAAAGCTGATCGGAATACAAGGTGAATTTACTTCAGAATGCTTTGAAAAAGCAGTAGGTTGTATCCGACAAGCTAAACCACTCGACTACAAGGAGAGCTATGATCAAATCCCAAAAAGATACTAGCCGTGGCGAAAATGAGCTTTTAGTTTCAAAAAAAGCGGAAAAAAAATTCCCCAAATTTTTGGAGCCACAGGGTCATTTTTTAAAAGACTTCCCTGTTAGCGATTTTTTAGACATTTCTATGACAGAAGAAAAAATTAGAAGGTATGCCTACACCAAAGATGAAGTAGATCAACTTATTGCAGACGCAGTTGCTGAAGCAAGAAGAATTGATGAGGAGTCAATGCGGAAGCATAACAGAGATGCTACTATTATTAGTATGATTCTCGGTTTCACTGCTCTTGCACTATTTGTGGATGGATTATTGAGACTATTAGGTATCATTCCACCATTCATGAATATTGACATAGATATACTCGAAAGAATCGCTGAGAGAGTGGAAACAAATGTTATAGATAAAATAAAACAAGTCCCAATACAACGAATACTACAATCAGGTTTTAGATGAATGATTTAACGGTTTTCATATATGCGGTGTTTTTCTTTGCTATCGCAGGCGGAACATTTGCCTTTATGTGGAAAATGACTACAATATCAATAGAATCCATAAACAAACCAACTAGAAGAGCAGTACATCCAGAAATGTCTGAGGTTCAATCTGGAGAAGAACTTCTAGTATTTAAACCAGAGTCTGAGGAGGACGAAGATGACGAAGGAGACGTTTTTGTTGTAAGAAGATGATTAGTTTTTTATTTTCAGCAGCGGGTTTGTTAAATCTGCTATTTTACGTTTTTGCAATTGGCTTTGTTATCTCATTGATACTAGAGCAGTTTGTAAAAGATAACGAGTATAACCTTTTTATTGTGCAAACAAATAGAAGGTATTGTTGGAGACAGGCATGGATAACAAACATTACATGGTTCTTTTGTAATGTGGCACTATACATGGCATCCAGAAATGCTGCACCACCAGTAGACGATTTCTGGAGAGGAATATAGTGTTAGAACCAGAATTAAAAAAAGAGTTGAAAGACCTTATAAATGAGGTTCTTGATGAAAGAGAACACGAACGTAAACTCAACGGCCCTTATGATTTCCCCGAAGAAGATTAAAACTATTGGTGACAGATGCCTAAGGCAAAAGTCAGAAGAAGTCGAATTTGACAAAGACGAGATGGCAAAACTCTATGCAGAGATGTGCCAGGCGATGTGGATGTCAGATGGTATAGGTTTAGCTGCACCACAGATAGGTGTTAATAAAAGGGTAATTATAGTAGATGAGTCTACAGAAGAACATGGAAAATATGCTCATTTAATGGTAAATCCCAAAATAACGTGGAAAAGCGAAGAAAAGGTGTTACTCGATGAAGGGTGCTTGAGTGTACCAGACCAAAATGGTGAAGTTTCACGTTCTAAGTCTATAAAACTAACCTTTCAAAATAAAGATGGTAAATACAAGAAATGGAAACTAGATGGAATTGCTGCTAGAGTGGTTCAACACGAAATTGACCATTTAGAAGGTATATTATTTGTGGATTATCTCGATGCTAAAGACAATTAAGAGACTTTTGGGAATAAAACCCAAAAAACAAGAAATGAACAATACTAAGTTCAAATGGAATAATGAATACTCTTTTCATCCAGCAATAGATGAATCTCTTCATCCCCCTAGACAAAAAGACAAAAATGATGTAGAATGAAATTATGACTTTAACCACATTTTCTAAAAAAATAAAAAAGGACACTTCTAAATCTCACTCAATGGCAGAGAATACTGGGTTTGTTACCAATTTTCTCGCTGGTGTGGTAAGTAAAGACAGTTATAAACAACTGATTGCAGACTTTTACTTTATATACACCGCTCTTGAGGAACAAGTAGAGAAATTTAAAGATGATCCTTTTATCGCACCTATAGCGTTTGATGAACTCAAACGTGTGCCTGCTCTCGAAAAGGATTGTGAGTTTTATTGGGGAGAAAACTGGAGAAACACTATTTCTCCTACAGATGCCTGTAGAAATTACGTCAAGAGAGTTAAAAAGATCAACGCTAAGTTCTTAGTAGGACATCACTACACACGTTACCTCGGTGACTTGTCTGGTGGTCAAATATTGAAGAATATTGCAAATAAATCAATGAATCTGAATGGAGAAGGACTTGCCTTTTATGAATTTGAAAATATTCCTCATGCAGGCAACTTCAAAAACAGATATAGAACTGCTTTAGACAATCTTCCTATCACTTGGTCTGATGGTGAACTGATTATCAACGAAGCAAACTATGCTTTCAAGTTGAATATGGACGTTTTTGATGAAATAGGTTCAAGTAGACCATTTCCTTTATTAGCAACCATGAGAGGACTTCTCCAGTTGACATGGGGAGCAATAAGATCTAAAAAATGATTTATGTTATTGTATTAAATCTGATTCTTTATTTTTTATTGAAAAGGCGTTTAATTCGTAAATTAAAAACAAGTTATTCCATATCTTTAAAAGATGGTGACGGTAATACTCAGACACTTACTGATACTATTGCTCATCTTTTAGAACAAAATGAGATAAATGAAAAAAGAATCAAATATCTTGTTGGAGAAATGGAAAATCAATGGTTGGCGATTGAAAAATTAAAAACGATAACAGGCGCCGACAAATATATAACTGAAAAACCCAATTTATAGTCATGCATGATCAAAATTCAATAGGCAAAGATGAGTCTGATGCCTCAAGATACCAAAGGGCACTCGATCTCTTTACAGAATCAGTTTATAAACCAGATCCTGACCTCCGTGGTTGTGCTCATAATCAAAACTGTTTCAATGAACTCATGGAGATCAGAGAACATGTTATAGAGTATCTCAAAACACTTAAAGAAGTCACTCATCATACAAATGCAGATGAGAGCGATGAGATAGAAACTGCAAAGCTAATAGAAACAAAGACTAGATGACTCCACTTGAAAAACAACTTTTAGTGGTTAGAAAGTTAAGACAATCTTTAAATGAGTCCAGTGCGTATTTTTACTTATCACCTGTGCTAAATAGTAAAGAAATGATACGAAAAAATACAAAATGTGTGTTGAATCCCAGAGAAAAACAGCAAAAAGGTTAATAAAAGTTGCAAAACAGTTTCCAGCCCTTTATACTAAAGAAGACGTACTCTACGCCAAACTTATTAAAAAAGCGAACAAACGACCAAAAAATGAAAATCTTTCTTGATACTGCCGTATACGAAGACATTGAAAAAGCAAATCAATCAGGTCTTATTGACGGTGTGACAACAAATCCATCACTAATACTTAAGAGTGGTGGTGATCCAGTAGAAACAATTAAAAAGATATCGGGAGACTTCCCATTCTTTGAATCTATATCAGCAGAGGTAGTTGCAGATAAAGCTCTTGAGATGGTAGATCAAGCACAAGCGTTTAAAGACATGCAGAACGTGACTATTAAAGTGCCATTGACAGTAGAAGGACTAAAGGCATGTAAGTTACTATCACAGGACGGATTTACCGTGAACGTAACACTATGTTTCTCAGTTGCACAGGCAATACTCGCTTCTAAGGCAGGAGCTACATATATTTCACCATTTGTAGGAAGGGTTGACGATAATTCATTTGATGGTTTAGAGTTAGTTGGAGACATTGCGAAACTATATAGAGAACATATGTCAAGAACTCAAGTTCTTGCTGCATCACTCAGAAATGTGAAAGATGTTGCAGATTGTTTCTCAGTAGGAGCAGACGTTGTTACAATGCCCCCTGCTATATTTGGCAAAATGTACAATCACATTCTGACCGACAAGGGATTACAATTATTCCAAGACGATTGGAACTCTATCAAGAAAGACTAATGGCACTATCAGAACAAACCTCAGAAAGTCTCAAGAAGGCAGAAGTCCATCTTCGTGACGCACTTGCGTTTGCAGCAAGAGTAGAGAAACCCTATGTGGTAAGAGAACTAGGTAGTATCATTGCACACCTTGACAATATCCAAGGAACTGAAACCTTGTTTGATAGGATGTCCACCGCTATTGATAGAATGGAAAAGGAAGAGGAAAATGAGTGACTTAAGGTATAATGATGATCGCATGACTATACGTCAAAATGCATTTCTTTCCTTAAAACAGTACAATACTCTCGAAAATGTCCGTCACCTCTACGAATTCTGCCATCTCTGGGTATCGCAAGGTAAAAGAGATACCAGAGGAATCGAAGCCTCTTTTCTTAGATACTGCGAGAACCAAGGCAATCCGTAAGGGTTCTATTGCAAGACTCGACCACATAGAAGGTCGGGTTCTTTTTGTAGGTGACAAACCTAATAGAGGATTGGATGGTAGAAAGTTATCTACATATTTTACAGTATGCTACAATGAAGAAACTCATGGTGCCATATGTGTTTTTGAACATGAGTGGGAAAAAGTCGAAGTAATTAGGTATTAATTATGTTTACAATTTACGGAAAAAATGAATGTCCTATGTGTTTCAAGATTAAAACTGTTCTTGAACTGCTGGGCAAAGAATATGAGTACAAGGAACTAAACAAAGATTATACTGTACAGGAGTTTGAATCTCAGTTCCCTCATACGTTATCCATGCCACAGGTGGTTTTAGATGGTAAGAATTTAGGTAATGCAAATGAAACATTAAAATACCTAAAAGAACATCGAATCCTCTGAATATGGACATAAATAAAGGCGTAGAACTCATACTCAAAGGAGATAAAAAGAAACCGCCAAAACAAACACCAAAGGTCTTTGATATCAAACTCTCATTATTTGGCAGAGAGTTCCGACTATCACTAGATATAAAAAAGAAAACCAGTTAGCCTTGGGAGGAATCCAATGGAATCATCAGTACTTCTTGTCATATTCAGTATATTATGCTTTACATTCTTGATATTAGGTGGTATAATTGGCTGGTTAGCGCAACAAAACAATTACGTCAACATGCAACATAGGAATGAAGCTTTTGTCCATCCTGAGATGTATGATGAGAACGGCATGTTAATTGCCGATGAAATAGTAGCCTTGAGGTTTGAAAATCCAAATGACACCAGCGAAACAGAAGACGACATCGACGAAGACTAGATCTACGTCCACGAGAAAGAAGACTACTTCTACTCGTAAAACGGCAACGAAACCAAGGACGGTGACAGTTAAAAAGAAAATACTGCCACCGAATCCTATGGTTCATGAACTATTGGAAGCAGTAGATTCAGAAAGAGTCAAGGCGAGAAAGATCGATCTTCTCCGTACTCATGGAGATGATTCTTTTAAAATGGTGATGATTTGGAACTTTGACGAAACTGTGGTTTCTATGTTACCAGATGGCCCTGTTCCATATCAACCTGTAGAGGGTGATGTTCAAGCAAACAGAGAACAAGGTATCCCACAAAGAACCACTATTCGTAATTCTGCAAGGCAATTTTACCGCTTTGTAAAGGGTGGTGATGATGCTATGAATAAAATCAAAAGAGAGAGTGTATTCATTAATATTCTCCAAACACTACCAGAACCAGAAGCAGAAATCCTTGTTCTTGTCAAGGACAAACTTCTAACTACAAAATATAATATCACTAAGGAATTGGTGGCAGAAGCATATCCAGAAATTACATGGGGGAATAGATCCTAATGAAAGTACTTCACGAGAAATGTGATCCTAAATTAGCAGAGGACAAAAAACTACCATACACAGCATACCTTGTTGAGTATGTTGATAAGGAAAATGGAGAGGAAAAAACTTTCTATGATATTGCAACATGCCAGAAACAAACAGACATGTTTGATTTCTACTATGATAAGTTCAAAACAGGCCTAAAAGGTTGGAAGCAAACAGCAGGCATTGTTAACCCTAAACTGTGGAATCCAGAATCTGATAAAAAAGCTCCACCAGCTAAACCTTCCCAAAGAAAAAGAAAATGATCAATCCTATGAGTGTTATTAAAAATGTAAGAACTGTTTACAACAGATTTTACCAAGAGAACATCAAAGAAGTTGAAGTTCAATTCGGAGATGAACACCCTGCATGGATTCCATATGATACTTTGCTAGGTATGATGGATTTTGAGGGGGAGATTACCAATGGATGAGGTCAGACAGGAGAATATTGGCAGCACTGGTAAGGTTGAAATGAATGCTGAAGAATATAAGAAGTTAATTAAGAAGTATAAAAGGACTAAGAAATATATGAAATCTAATTTGTTTGCTGTAAAGACTATGGATGGCACAGAGAAGTATGTGTCAGAACTCTTGAAAGAAGCGAATGAAGCTGAAAATAATTGATGATTTCTTAGAACAAGAAGATTACGAACTTATTCGTAATGTTATGATGAGTAATGACTCGTTTCATTGGCAGTTTGCCGATGGATGCAATTACAGAGGTGACGGTCATCATATGTTTTGTCATGTATTCTATGCACAATGGGAGCCTAGAAGTAAATTCTTTTCAATACTTAAACCTATTCTTGATAAGTTTGAAGCTATATCAATAGTAAGAATTAAAGGCAACCTGACAATGAAAACACCAGAGAGAATAGATCATGGTCTACATACAGATGTTGACGATTGCATCACTTCCATATATTATGTAAATAGTAATGATGGTTATACCCGATTTGAAGATGGTACAAAGGTTGACAGTATAGCTAATCGTATGGTAGTATTTGATTCTAATACTAAACATGCTGGTTGTACCCCAACTGACACCCTTCGTAGGTGTGTTATTAACTTTAATTATTTTATTTGATATGGACAAAAATCACTTAAAACTTATTATTAAGAACTTGAAAACGGTTATTGAAGAGTTGGAAGCAGAAGTTTACTCTGATCCTACTGCTTATGTTGAACCAAATGGTAAGAGTGTTACTTACGCAGATCAAGAAGAAATGTAATGGATGTAAAGTTAGTAAACATTACACCTGATGCAGAGAAGACTATGGCATATATTGCCAGAGTATCTAATCCAAACAATCAGGACAACGAAAAGTTTGCTGGATTATTAAAATATTGTATCAACCATAATCACTGGT